CGGGCAAGGACGCTGCGCCGGCAGGCGTCAAAGCCGGCAGCGCAGTGCCGACTGCTAACGCCGCGGTGAGATCGCGCGACAGGCTTCCAATCCGCCGCACGGGCTCGCCCGCGCCGCGCGCAATGCCGTTACTGAGGCCCTGCATCATGTAGCCGCCAAAGCCGGCGAAGACGCGCGACGGCGAGCGAATGCCGAGCTTCTGCTTGAACCAGGTCGCGGCCGACGACGCCGCGCCGACGATCGTTGCCTTCAGCGCGCCGAGCATGCCGGTGATGACGTTGATCATGCCCGCGATCATGTTGCGCCCGAACTCACCGAAGCGCGCGGGCAGGCCTGCAAACCAGCCAAGCGCTCCGGTGACGACGCCGACGATGCCGCGCCAAAGTGCGCCGAACCATGCGGTGATCGGTCCCCAGTTGGCGTAGATCAGATACACGGCAGCAGCGAGCAGCGCGATCACGGCGATGATCGCCAGGACGGTGCCGAGGATCGGTAGCAGCCCCATCGACGCTGTACCGCCTGCGACGCCCATCGCGATAAGGCCGGCATTCAGGATCGCGATCGGTCCCATGATCGCGGCGATGACGATCGCGAAACCGCCCAGCACGATGAACATGATCGCGAGCGCCGCGGCGGTCACGGCAATAGCCTTGGCGAGCACGGGATGGCGTTCAGTCCATGCCGCAATCACGCTGGCGTAGCGCGATGCGCGCTCGGTGATGGCATTGACGGCCGGGATCAACATGCTGCCAAGCGACACCGCCAGCACCTTAGCATTGATGCGCAGCTGCTTGGTCTGTTCGGCCGAGTCCTTCATGCGCTCGGCAAAGTCGGTGTCGGTCGTGCCCGAGGCGCCGGCCGCAGTCGCGCGGATCCGGCGATATTCCTCGAGGTTCTGGATCAGGGGTCGCAAACCCTGCTGGACCTGGGCGTCCTCGAACAGGAAGCCGATCTTGCCGAGGTCGCCGCCCGTCGCCTTCTTCGTCAGCTCGGCGATCGCCTCGAGCGGCGTCTTGCCATCCGCATAGGCTTTCTTCAGCGCATTCGGCAGGTCGATGCCGAACTTCGAAAACGCCTTGATCGTCGCGGGCGACGCGATCTTCTGGATGATGTTGGCGACGTTGCCGGCCGCGGTCGCCGAATCGCCGGCACCCTTGCGCGCGATCTGCAGCGCAGCCGCCAGATCCGCGACCGCGCCGGTGCCGGTCTGGCCGAGCGCCTGATAGCCCGCGGTCAGCGCGGGGAATGCGCCCGCCATATCCTTGATCTCGAAGGCGCCGCTTTTGCCCGCCTGCGCCATGATGTCGATGACGCGCGCGGTCTGCTCGACCGGCACCTTCAGGTTGTCGTTGGCGGCAAAGGCCGCGGCTGACAGATCGGCGATCTCCACCTTGTACGCGGTCGCGGCACGGCCGATCGGGCGCATCATAGCGACCGCCCTTTCGGGACTGAGGCCAAAGCCGGCGAGCGTATCCACGCCCTTCTGCAGCTCGTCAGGCATCTGGTTGGCAGCGCGCGCCGCGGCGAGCAGGTTGCGGCCCATCTTCTCCGATCGGTCGCGCCCCAGATCCGCCTTCTGGGCGATGTCGGTCATCACCGACTGATATTCCTGCGCGTCACCGATCGCGCTGAGGATCGGCCGGCCGAGCGCCATGCCGGTGGCGATGCCGGCTGCGCCGCCCGCGGCAATGCCGGTCGCCATGTTCTGAGTGCGGGCGAACCCTTCGCGCGCGCGGCCGAAACGTTTCTGCCGTTCGTCGAGGCGATCGAACTCGGCGCGCTGCTGCCCCATCGTCGCGGTCGTCCCTGCGATATTATCCCGCAGGCGGGCTTCATGCGCGCCCAGATTGCGGACGTCGACACCCGCCGAGGTCAGCCCCGAGCGCATTCGCGTCAGCACGTTGCTGTGGTCCTCGCTGGCCTGGACGAGCTTGCGTTCCGCCGCTTCGGCCGCGGCGAGTGCGTTGGTCATGCGTTTTGTGGGGGTGTCGGTGCGGGCGATGTCCTCGCGCAGCGCACGGATCCGGCGCCGTGCGTCGTCGACCTGCCCAAAAATCTCTGCACCCTTCGCCTGGCCGATGCGGAATTCGCCGATCGCGCGTGCCTGCGCGCTCAGATCCTTCAGGCTGTTGCGCGTAACCTTCAGCGCTGCCGCTGCCTTGGTCGAACCCCCGATGATATCGCGCAGCGGCTTGGTGACCTTGTCACTGGCCTCGAGCAGCATGCGGATGCGGAGGTTGCGGTCCATGGCGTCAGCTTTCCGGGTTGTGGCGCTCGGCCGCGCGCGTGCGCCAGCGCATCAGCTCGGCGACCGTCATCTCGTCCATGGCGGCGGGGGGCCAGTGGAAGACGATCGCCAGATCCGCCATCGCGTCGTCGATCAGCTCCGGGAGTCCTGCTCCTTCGCCGCCCTCGGCAGCAAAAAATCCTGCACTTCCATGCCGAACTGCGTCAGGTCGGCGGGATCGAGATTGTTGACCTCGGCATCGGTCAGCGGCGGCATGGTGATGCGCGGCAGCAGCTTGGCGGTCGCCGCGACATTCATCTGCACCAGGTCGGCGATGTTGAGCCCGCGCAGCTCGCCCGAGCGCGGCCGGCGCACCTTGACGCTGTCGATGGTCTGGTCGCCGCGGGCAAACGGGAAGTCGAGCTTGACGGTCGTGTGTTCGGGGTTGGTGTCGCTCACGCGAAATTCCTTGAGGCTGGCGGTCGGGAGATATCCGCGCCGGTCGCGCCGGCGCGGATGGATCAGAGGATGATGGCGCGCATGTCGGCGAGGCGATCGATGCCCCCGACGATGTGCACCATGTTGAGAACGTCGATCTCGATCAGCACCTCGCCGTTCCACTCGAGGCGGTAATAGACGAGCGCCATCTTGACCTTGAAGTCGCCGCCTTCGCCGACCTTCTGCTCGCCCATGTCGATCTCTTCGTGGCGACCGCGCACGGTGACCTCGACCGCGTCGGACGTACCGGACGAGTCGTTCTGATATTGACCGGCAAAGCGCAGGAAGAGACCGCCGATGGTGGGCGCCGCGCTCTGCAGCAGGACGTCGCGCAGCGGACCGCCAGCGCTGAACTCCAGCTCCATGGCCTCGGCGCCCATGTCGAGCTTGACGGTGCCGTCCATACCCCCGCCCCGATATTCCTCGAGCTTGCGGGTGAGCTTGGGCAGCGTCACCGAGGGCACCTCGCCGATATAGCTTCGGCCTTGGTTGAACAGGTTCATGTTCTTCAGTTTGCGGGGCAGTGCCATGATCGGCTCCTAGCTTTCAGGTCGGGAAGGTTGGCGGCGATCAGGCGACGGAGAAGTCGGCGAGATAGCTGTCGGTGATGCGCTGGGTGAGCAGCAGGTTCTCGAGCGGCGGGACCGGCGTGAATTCATAGTCGATCGACAGCTTGCCCTGCGCGAGGCTGGAGGCGGGGTTCTTGTCGGCGACGAACCAGGCCTTGCCGCCGATCAGCTGCCCGGCGGTCACCATGCCGGCGATCGACAGGTTGATCGTCTCGACGATGTCCTTGGCGAGGCTCGGCCGCAGCGGCTTGTCGATCGCCCACATCATGCCGGCGCCGATCGTGTCGAGCAGCACCTGCGCGGTGCGCGTGGCGGTCTCGAAGGTGAAGGGCGACGTCGCATCGATGCAGGTCCGGTTGCCCCAGAAGCGGAAGCCCCCGCCCGCCCGAATGAGGGCGGTGACCTGCTTGTTGTTAAGGCGCGCGGCATCGCTGCCCTCGTCCTGGACATCGAACTGGATATCCTTGGTGAGGCCGACGACGCCTTCCACCGTGACGTTGGACAGCGACTTGTGGAAGCCCTCCTCCTGGTCGATGCGGGCGCGCAGGCCGAGGGCGCGGGCGACCGCATAGCTGGTCGCGTTCGCTGCGACCTTCGTGTCGAAGGCGATGAAATCCGGATGGATCAGCATCAGCTCGCGCGCAGCGAAATTGGCCCGGTAGGTAATTGCTGCGGTGATGTCGGCGCCGATCGCCGCGGCATAGGCGAACCCGCGCAACTTCTGCGCGATAATGACCAGCGCGGTCGTGACCGCCTGCGTATCGAGGCCCGGCGCGCCGAGGATCCGCGGCTTCACGCCGAGCTGCGATTCAGCGGCGAGCAGCGCCTGCATGCCCGTCTTCAGACCGTTTGCCGTAGCGCCGATGACGTTCGCACTGGTCGCCGCGGCATCCGCGCCAGCCGCGACACGCACCACGACAACGGGGGCTTTCGCCTGGTCGGCGATAGCGCGGAGCGCCGATGCCAGTGTGCCCGTGGTGCCGGCAACGCCGATCGCCGCCTCGAGGTCGACGACCAGAACGGGACGATTGAGCGGGAAGGCCGCGTCGAGCGCCTCCGTTGCGGCGCCGGCTGGCGCCGTGGCGGTTGCGACCAGACCGATGACCGCGGTGGCGGCAAGGACGAGCGAACGGGCGCCCTCGGTCACTTCTTTGATGGTGATGCCGTGCATGGTGGCTCCTTCAGGCGTAAACGGTGGGGCTGCTGCGGGGCAGCGGGACGGTGAGACGTGCG